TGTGCGGGAACTTCTCGCGCATCATGTCGGCCGGCGTGGTGTTCACGGCCTTCTCGTGGTGCTCCGCGTCCCAGGGGAGGATGATCCGCGCGAGCTGAGGGAACCACGGCTTCGTCCGGAGCACGTCGACGTACTCGGGCACCGCCTTGCCGTGCCCCTCCCCGCTGTCCAGCAGGAAAAGTTTTTCGTTGAACCACTGGAAGGCGATCCAGCTGGTGGCGTCGGAGTGGATGCCACTCGCACCGATGTCGAACATCACGTAGATGGGCTTGCCCAGGAACGGGTTGAAGTCCGCGATGCGCTTCTCCGCGATCATCTTCATGAGCGCCTCGCCGTACACGGCGGCAGCGTCCATCTCCTCGAACGAGCAGTGGTACTCCTGCTCGAACATGCGAGTGTTGCCGAAGCGCTTGAGGTAGTTGTTCTCGATCCGCTCGAGCTCAGCCTGCGTCAGGACCGGGTCCAGACCTTCGCGCCGCATGATGGCGTTCAGGTCGTCGATCGTGCGGATGATGGTCTGCGCCTCGGGGTTGCCCTCGAGCGACTCCATCAGCTGCCACAGCGGGTTGCGTCGGCGGCCACGTGGGGTGGACACCACCATCAGGCGCTTGTTCTCAGCCCGGTTCTCGAGGATCGGGATGAGCCGGGGGATCGGGTCCTCCCGGATGAACAGGGCCAGCTCGGTGATCGTGTAGTCCTGGAAGGACGTGCCGACACCGGAGCTGTCCTGGCCGGACTGGAAGTACCCCTGCAGCTTGAGCCGGCTGCTGTTGGAGAACCGGCCTTCCATGACCGTGTCCTTCCAGTCCACGTACTCCGGCGGGACGTTGTCCTGCAGGCCGCGGATGAAGTCACCGGTGTTCGGGTCGATGTAGGTCTTGTCCCACAGGATGTCCCGGATCATCGGGTTGCTCAGGCTGATGTAGACGCCGGTCGTCTTCGGCGTGCGGAGCCGGGCGTCGCACTGCTCCATGGACGCGGCCACGTCCTTGCCCGACTGCCGAGGCAGCACGGCGAGGCCGTACCGCTTGGTGCGCCACATCTTGTGGAGCTCCGCCTGGTACGGCCTCGGCACGTAGTGCGTCGGGAAGGTGGCCACGGACCTACTTGGCCTCGTCCTCGTCGACGACCTCGTCCTCGTCGACGACCTCGTCCTCGTCGACGACCTCGTCCTCGTCGACGACCTCGTCCTCGGCCCCGCCGAACTGCAGCTCCTCAGGGAGCCCGGTGTGGACCTCCTCGGTGGCCTTGGCCTCCTCGGCGGCCTCGGTGGCCTTGGCCTCCTCGGCGGCCTCGAGGTTGCCCACGCGCGCGGCATAGATCTCGTTGACGCTCTCGAGGCTGGACTTGGGCTTGGTGCTCTTGCGTGTTGCCATGGTGATCTCCTCAGATCCGAAGGTTGGGTAGTCCCAAGGTACCGAACAGGGTGGAGAAGTCCTCCGCTCCGTCGCTGGCGGATCCTGCCTTGGCACCGATGCCTGCCTGGGGCGGATCGGCGGGCTTGCCCGTGGTGCGGGCTGGCGCGGCCGCTGCCGGGCTGCCAGCCGCTGGGCGGGCGGCAGCACGCTCTGCGGCCAGAGAGGCTCGCACAGAGTCGATGAGCGGCTGCACCGGGATGGTGAAGCCGTGCAGCTTGCCGTCGACGCGCAGCTCGTAGGGCTTGGCCAGCGCCGCGAAGCGATCGGCCAGGGCCCGGTCGAACTGGCGGGTGCCAGGCACGAGATCCTTGTTGTTGGTGAAGAGCTCGATGCTGGCGTGCACCGTGTCGAGGATGCCCTTGTTGTCCTCCATCGCCACGGTGGTGCGCTCGCGGACCTCCTCGGTGAGCAGGACCTTGACCGCCTCCTGCCACTCGCGGGCGTCGGCGGCGTCGCGGAGGGTCTCCATCTCGCCCTCCTTGCCGTTGAGCGCCGGCACCTGCGTGCCGACCAGCATCCGCGGGTGCTGGCGCAGCTGGTCGAAGTAGGGCCCGAACTCCTTCTGGACCTCCTCGAGCGCCTGGCCCTGGAACGCGGACTGAGTGGTCTCCTCGAACTTCTGGCTCAGCCCTCCCAGCTGGGTGGCGACGACGGAGTAGTCGACGGTGCCAGCCGGTGCCTGATCTCCTCCAGCGGGTCCTTCTGTGCCCACTCCCGCATCTCCGCCAGCTCCTCCGGCGTCAGCGGCTCCGGCGGATCCAGTGCCTCCGGCAGCGGCGGCGTCGGTTCCGTCGGCAGGAGCTCCGCCGGCACCAGCTGCAGCGGGTGCTCCAGCAGCTCCAGCAGCCGCAGCATCTCCAGCTGCAGCTCCAGCACTCTGGTCTGCCGCTGCACCTGCTTCCGCAGCCGGCGCACCCGATGCGTCAGGCGCCTCGTCCGGAGCCAGCGTACCCATGATCGACGCAAACGCATCGTCCACGAAGGCCCCTGCGTTGGGCTGGTCACTCATCGTCACCACCCTGGTTCAGAACCATGTTGCGCGCGGCGACGAGGTGGTCCTGCAGGACGGCCTTGTCCTCCTCGGTGAACTCGAAACCGATGGAGTCGAGGTGGGCGACCAGGCCCATCTCGCCGAGGAACATCTGCTGCACCTCGGACAGGACGGCGAGGTCGAGCGCGGCCTCACGGTGGGACGGGCGCCACGCCAGCTCGGCCTGGACCAGGTGCACCTGCCAGGCGGCGAGCAGGTACTTGTAGTGCGCCGCGTTCTCGGTGGCGTCCTCTTTCGCCGAGGCCTTCTTCAGGCACTCGTCGTCGGAGTCGATCTCGTCCTGGAGGATCTTGGCGAGGTCGGCCGCCATGTCGAAGACACCGTGGTGGATGCCCTCGACGTCGGCGAACCCGATGCCCGGGTAGGTGGTGACCATCTTGGTCGCCCACTGAGGGCTGATCGGGTCGGTGCGCATCTCGCCGGTGACCGCCGGCTCGAGCACCGCGCGCCACACCTCGAGCAGTGTGCGGTACGGCGCCTGCGGCTGGGCCTCACCGAGCTCGCTGAGGTCGTCGGGGACGTCCGGCAGCTCGATGGTCTCGGTGATGGTGGTGTCGGGGTTCGCGGCGGCGTACTCGTCGGTGACGAACTCGCCGGTCCCTGCGTCGCGATGGGCTTTCATGATTCTCCTTGGGTGTGTGTGGGCCGCGCCAGAGCGGCGTTGCCCCAGAACATGACTTCTTCGAGGTGGGTGATGGCCAGGGCTTTCTCCCTGCCGTCAGGGAGGCTCTCGTTGAGGGCCGTAGCCAGGACACGACACTGCTCCCTGACGCTCGTGTGAGCGTTGCGCTTTTCGTCAGTCGTGGCTGCGTGGAACGCGAAGCGGTTGTCGATGTCCTTCTGGTCCATGACGATCCTCAGATCTGGCCCGACAGCTGGAGCTGGCGGAACTCTTCGTTGATGGCTCGGATGACGGACCGCATGTCGTAGCAGAGGACGTTCTCCACGTAGACACGCTTGCAGATGGGCGGCACCAGCTCGGCCCCGCCGTAGTACTCCTCGACCTCGATGTAGTCGAAGCCCTCGCGGCCGTTGTAGGTGATGACCTTGAACGGGTAGCGCGGGTCGCGGTAGATGCCGACCTGGGAGGACGGCAGGGTGATCTTGATCTCCGCGGGCTGCGCGTTGCGCGGGTCACCGGCGACCTCGAAGGTCTCGGTGTAGTCGCCCTCCTTCACCGTCTTCTGCACGACACCGGGGTCCTGGTACCGAAGGACCCGGCGGCCGCGAGGCTTGGGGAACGCGGGCTTGAGGACTTCCTTCTGGATCCAGGCCTTGCCCTCCTCGTCGACGTAGAGAATCTCCTCGGCGTCCTTGGTGTTCTGCCGCTCGCCGGCCATCTCGCCGATCTCCGGGCGGGCGGGCAGCGGGGCGGCGGTCGGCTCCGGCTCGGGCAGGTCGAACCCGAAGAAGCCAGCAGCCTCTGGGTCAGCCGGTGGTGCTTCGATCGGGGCGGGCTCGGTGCGCGGCTTCTTCTTGTGGACCTTGGCCTCGAGCTCCTCGAGCTCTTCGGGCGTGGGCGGTTGGAGCAGTCCGCTCTCGATCGCCATGTCGTCGGCCTCCTTCAGCTCCGCGGTCGTGTAGTCGCGGAAGTGCCGGTCCAGAGGGACGCCGGCGGCCTTCAGCCTCCGGAAGTGGAAGCCCTTCCCAGCTGCGCTCATTTCGGTCCTTAGGTTGGGGTTGCATGCCTTCTGGGAAGACAGTACCAGCCGTGACGCCCGATGCGGGGCAGGCCCTGGATGTAGTCACGTAGTCACCCTGTAGACACCCCGGGTGACTACGCATACGTGCAGGTCAGGGCCCGTGTAGACACTGTAGACACCCATGTTGGCGAAACCTCCACAGGCCATGTGTCCCCGTAGCACTATAGGTATATCGCAAAGATAGGTGACTACGTGTCTACATGTGCTCTGACCTGCGGAAACACGTAGTCACCCCAAGTGTCTACACGTGACTACGGTGACTACACCCTCAACCCAAGGTCGAGGGTTGCGTGCACAGGCCGAGACCCCCGCCTGCAGGGGAGCGGGGGTCTCGGGGTCTATGGGGTCAGAGGTTGCGCAGGAGCCACACCAGGCCACACAGGACGACGACGATGGCCGCCAGCGCCACCAGGAGGTTCCCGGCGTCGTAGGCGCCCCGCTCGGCGTGCCGCGGCGGGTAGCCCGCCGGTTCGCCGTCCATAGGTACGACGTCGACGGGGTCACCGTCGGGCACGGAGGACGCCTGGCCGGCCATGAGCTCGCCGTTGGGGTTACCCTGGTCGTCCTCGAGCGCACCGACGGAGATGTTGGGCGTCACCGACTGGCGGACGATGATCGCGCCGATGGCGATGACCACCCCGACGATCGAGGCCTGCTGCCCCGCGGTCAGGTCCACGCCGAACTCCGTCAGCAGGATGAGGTCTGCTGAGACGAAGGCGACCAGGAGCGCAGGCTCGCGCCGGATCTTGGCGAGGATGGCGCTCATGCGCTCGGAGCCTTCCCGACGAGCGGGCCGAAGCCCTCGAGCTCAGCGGGCTCGATCGTGGTGACGATGCCCTTGCCCCCCTCGTTCTTGATGGCTCGCTGGAGGCCACCGAGGTCGGTGCTGTTCTCGATCCAGCGGCGCTCGAGGCCGTTGGAAACGTAGACAGGGGCGGTGTTGCGGACGCGGACGAGAACCATCTTGGGCTCCTGGGTTGTGGTGACAGGGGCGGGGGCAGGTGGCTTGGGGGCCGGGGAGAGCAGCTCGGTGACGAACTGCTTCAGCTTGACCACGTTGATCTTGGGATCTCCGTGGGTGTTGCCGCTGGCGTGTAGGTGACCCAGAATGCCGGCGAACTTGTCGTACTCCGAGGAGCTCATCCGGCTCGAGGTGTTGCCGTAGCTCGCGGGGTAGCACGGCCACGGGAACGGTGTGGCCCACACGTTGGGCACCGTCCACTCGCGCATGATGAACACGAGGAGGCTGGCGATCCACCGCAGGTCGGAGTCAGTGAGGTTGTCCAGGTCGCGGTCGGTGCGCCCGACCTTCTTCGCCACGGCAGAGTCGGAGTAGCCGATGATCTCGATCTGGCAGACCTCGTCCTTGTTCTCCGGGACAGGCGTGCTCGAGGGGTTCATCAGGGCCCGGGCTGACTCGGGCAGAATGAAGTGCTGGCGGATCTTGCGCGTCCACGGGTTGATGGTCATGGTCGGCGCGTTGCTGCCGTTGCCGTTGTACCCAGGCCAGCCCGAGGTCTCGGTGGAGTGCAACAGGATCTTGTCGAGGTCGGGGACGATCAGACCGTTCCAGTTGCCGCCGAACCACTGGCTGGTGCGGTCAGCGCCGGGGATGTACAGAGCCTTGGTCACGGTGTCCTCCTGCGGGATGGGTGCGCTGCCATGCTACTCCTCACGGCTTGACCTCGGCACCCGCCGGGCACTCGACGGTCTCGGTGATCCCGCCGTCGCGCTCGATGACGAGGGTGACGTCACCCTCCTCGCAGCGGATGGACTGCACCGCGTCGTCGGCAGAGGTGATCTCGTGGCGGACGCCGAGCGCGAGGATCAACCCGATGACGAGGCTCGCTGCGATGAGCGCCCACTCGCGCAGCGTGCGCAGCCGGTGGTCCCGTTCGAGCTCCTCGAGCTCCGTGCGATCGCTCATTCGCCGTCGTCCTCACTGTCGTCGAGGACAGCCGGCTTCTTCGGGTGCCCCTCGTAGCCATGCTCCGCCAGCCAGACCTCGACGTTGTGCGCCCAGCGCGTCCAGGCGATGTCTCTCTTCACGAGGCGACGCAGGCGCC